CTGTTCCGGACTTTCTTCCCTGTGAAGAAATTGCGTAAGTATACGCAGGAGTCTGTTATAGCCAGAGCCCCAATGGGCAAGCGCAAACTTGTGGAAAACGCCTTTGCGACGCTCAATCGCGATGGACTCCAACGCAATCATTTGATGGCGAAGAGTTTCATCAAATTTGAGAAAGCGGTAGACTCTCCTGATGACCCACCAGAGAGGAAACCCGCACGTCTAATCCAGGGACCTAATCCAGTGAAAACTTATCATTCGGGACAGTGGTTCAATGCAGTTGAGGACTATCTCTTTAGGCGGAGTTGTGACTCTGATCCAAGAGTTTTCTTTGCTAAAGGCATGACGCCTGGGCAGGTCGCAAAAGTTCTCCTCAAAATGGAAAAGATGCAGTGGGCTATACTCGTAAATGGTGATGATTCTGTGGTTCGCTATAAAGGCAAGTGGTACCTTTTCGATCACAGTAAATATGATGGTACGCTAGTCAACCCGATACGTGAGCACGCATGGCAATATTATTGGGACCTCTTCCATGATTGGGAATTAGAGGTCATCTTTAATAGCCAGAGAGTTAATTGGTGCCGGTCAAAATCTGGTATTTTATATCGGATATTCGGAACCATGCTCTCAGGTGAAAAAGATACTTCGTTAACAGACTGTGTTTGCAATATGGCATACCTTTTGAGGCTTGTTTTCTCAGGTATGGATTTAACCCTTCTTAATAAGAGTGGGTTTGTCACCAAACTGCAAATAGTCGAAACTTTCGAGGAAGTCGAATTTTGCCAAGCCCACCCAGTGCAGTATATGCCCGGTAAGTGGACAATGTGCCCAAACCCCTGGCGAGTCATGAGCCGAGCTCCGTATACCATTCACCATCGTGGTAAAGCGGAGAATTATAGGGGTTTAGTCGGGGCGAGTGCGATGTCCATGCTCTGGCAGTGCAGTGGCATGCCTATCATGCAGGAGTACGCACTCGCTATGCTTAGAGCCAGCTGTGGTAAGATCGATAAGAGGGAGTTATACGACCTTACTCATTACAGTGGGCTCAAACAACAGCGTGAAAGGCCTGTGCGACCAGAAGCCCGAGAGAGCTTTTGTCTCGCATATGGTGTTGCCCCAAGTGAGCAGTTGTCGATTGAGAGTGCTTTGCGTTTTGCAAAGTTTGAGGTCCGCAAGGTGCACCCAGTGCACTAGGTGGACCAGAGCGGGGAGGGGTCATTAAAACAGTATCCCCATCAGAACTACCGTCTGC